ACTATTTACATAAATAAATTTTTAAAGTATAAATAATTATGTCAGCTTATACAACTAGATTAAAATTAGAAAAACAAGTTTCAGGTGAAAACTCAGGTAACTGGGGTAATCTTGTAAATTATGTTTTAAATAGAATTGATAGTACAGTAAGAGGATATGTTGCTGTAAGTGTTGCTGGAACAGCTAATGTAACTTTAGTATCTAATAATTCTACTACTAATACATCAGAAGGTGCTGATGATCAAGTTCACAATAAAGTAATAGAATTTACTGGAGCTTTAGGTGCAGCTATTCATGTATTTACTGATGCTGTAGAAGGTGATTATACTTTATTTAATAATACAAGTGGTTCGTATGCTTTAACTTTTGCTAATACAGGTCATGCTGCTAATGGTGTAGCTATTACTCAAGGTAGTAAATCAATTGTATATACAGATGGTTCTACTATTTTTGATGTAGGTGCTGATTTAGGTAATATTAACGTAGCAGGAATTGGAAATCAAGGTTCAACAAATTACTTTACAATACCATCTTCTGATGGTACAAGTGGACAAGCTTTAGTAACAAATGGTAGCGGCACATTATCTTTTGACACGGCTGGAATATCAACAGGAAAAGCTATTGCAATGGCAATGATTTTCGGTTAAAATAACAATATAGGAAAAAAATTATGGCAAACCCAAATATAGTAGCAGTAGCAACAATTTACGGTGAATCAGTAGGTTATAACTTAACAGCTACTACAACTACAACTTTATTAACTGTATCATCAGGAAAACTTTTAAAAGTAAATAGAATTACAGTAGCCAACGTTGATGGCACAAACGCAGCAGACGTAAATTTATCAATAACAAAAGCAAACTTTACATCAGCAGGTGTAACTAACTTTGACACTTCAGGAACTTTTTTTATAGCAAAAACTATTTCAGTTCCGGCCGATGCAACTCTAGTATTACTAGACACACCAATATATTTAATGGAAGCTGACGTTTTAAAAGGCGGAGCAAGTGCTGCGTCTGATTTAGATTTAGTTATATCATACGACGTTATAGCGGTATAGGGAGGTAATTAGCTATGGCAAATGGCGGAATTATTGGACCAGTTCAAACAATCTCTCAAGCATACGATAAAGATAAATTAACTATTTTTACAAGTAGTGGAACTTTTAATAAAGCAACAACTAATCCAGCAGCACCAGGAACAGCAATTGTTACCGTGGTTGCAGGTGGAGGTGGTTCAGGATCAGATGGTGGAGGCGGTGGTGGAGCCGGCGGACTTATTATAAAAACATGTCAAACTTTACCAGCAAGTGGAGTTCCTGTAACTATTGGTGGTGGAGGTTCTTATAGTGGTTATAATTCAGTAGGTGGTAATGGAGTAAATTCAGTTTTCGGAACAGCATGTGCTCCAATGACATCAACAGGTGGTGGTGGAGCTGGTGGTGAATCTGTTTCTGCTACTCAAGGAGCAGCTGGTGGTTCTGGAGGAGGTTCCATGTCACGATCAGCCCCGGGTTCTGGAAGACCTGGTGGAGCAGGAAATAGTCCTGCAGTCCCTGCACCTTTAGGTGGACCTCAAGGATTTCCAGGTGGAATATCAGGACCTGGACCCGCAACATCATCAGGTGGTGGAGGTGGAGCAACTGCAGCTGGTGGTAATTCAGCAGCAATAGGTGGACCATCAGGTGGAAAAGGTGGTGATGGTGGAGCAGGAAAAAATATTTCTCCGGCTTATACAAATTTAGCATGTGGTAGTACAATACCTAATTGTTCAGTTTTTGCTGGCGGAGGCGGTGGACAAGGTGGTTCTCCATCTCCAGTAGGTGGAGTTGGCGGTGGTGGTAATGCTGATTCTCCAGTACCTGAAATGAATGGAACTGATAATACTGGTGGTGGGGGTGCTGGTAAAGGTGGTCCTGGTACTCAATCTGGTAGTGGTGGTTCAGGAATTGTAATTGTTGCAGAAAAATGTCAAGCTTTAGGAGGATATGTAGCACCAGGAGTTTGGGATATGAATTCAGTTTATGATAATGTTAAAAATGGTACTTGGACTAATTAATAGACAAATGATTTATAATAAAGTATAAATAAATTTTAAGGAGAAAAAAATTATGGCACATTTCGCAGAATTAGATAATAATAACGTAGTCCTAAGAGTAGTCGTTGTAGGCAATGATTGCGTACCATCTGATGAACACATTGATGGTGAAACATGGTGTATTAACTTTTTTAAAGGTGGCACTTGGAAACAAACTTCTTACAACAACAATTTTAGAAAACAATATGCAGGTATAGGTTATACATATGACGCTGCAAAAAATAAATTTATAAGTCCACAGCCTCATGATTCATGGGCACTAGATGTTAATGATGATTGGCAAGCACCGGTTACTTATCCAACAGTTACAGAAGAAGGTGATGTTAGATATATAATTTCATGGAACGAAACAAAATACGATGCTGACAACACACAAGGTTGGGAAGCAACTAAATCAAACGACACATCGGAAACACCTACCAAATATAATTGGAATGGCACAGCTTGGGTGTCCGAATAGGAGACTTAAGTTATGGCAACTAACGGCGGAATAATCGGTAAGAGTAACAAAGCTTCTTTTGGTAAATGCAAAGTTACGAATAAAACATCAACAGGCGTAATTACAACACAACCAGGAACTACAGTTGCTCAAGTTATAAATATTGCTGGAGGAGCTAGTGGTTCTGGTCCTTCTGGTGGTGGAGGTGGAGCAGGTGGTTTTGTTGATGAACAAGTAAATGTTTGTGGAAACTCACCTTACACAGCAACTATTGGTGCTGGTGGAGCAACTAGACCAGCTTCAACAATAGGAAATTCTGGTATTAATTCTACTTTTGGTGTAACTTGTGGAACTGTTTTATCTACCTCAACAGGTGGTGGCGGTGGTGGATTTGAACCAAACGTTGCTGGTGCTCCTGGTGGATCGGGAGGTGGGTCAAGTGGATCAGCTCCTGCTGGAGGTCTTGGAACTACCAATCAAGGAAATAATGGAGGAACTGGAGCAGGTAATGCTTGTTCAGGTGGTGGCGGCGGTGGAGCTGGAGCAGTAGGTGGAAATGCACCTGGCAACCCAACTGGTGGAGCTGGCGGAGCTGGGAAAACAGATAATATTACTTGTACAGTTTATGCAGGTGGAGGTGGTGGCCGAGGTAGTAGTACAGGTGGAGCAGCTGGATCAGGCGGTGGTGGAGCCGGCGGTGGTGGAGCAGGTGGTGCTGCAGGAACTGCTAACACTGGAGGCGGCGGTGGTGGATCAGGAAGTGGTGCTGCTGGTGCTGCGGGTGGATCAGGAAGAATTATCGTAAAAGAATTAAATAAAGCAAGTGGTGTGTGGTCAATGCAATCACAATATTCTGCTCAAAGAGCAGGAACATGGCCTGATGGAACAGTTATAAATAATTTTGTAGAGTTATCTGGTGGTACAGAAACAGAATCAGGAAATTACAGAATTCATACATTTAATGCTTCAGATACATTAACTGTAGTCAACGCAGGAAACGCTTGTGGTAGTACTTCGGTAGATTATATGATAGTTGCTGGTGGAGGTGCTACAACAACATCTGGAAGTTATGCAGGAGGTGGTGGAGCTGGTGGATTTAGAGAATCTCCAGGAAGTGTTTCAGGATCTTATTCTGTTTCTCCTCTAGCTGGTGGTTCAGCAATTTCTATGGCTCCTGGGGGTCCTTTTGCAGTAGTTGTTGGTGCAGGTGGTGCTACGCAAACAAATGGTTCTAATTCAAGTTTTGGTGGTATAACTTCAACAGGTGGTGGTCGTGGTGGAAAATCTACATCTGGAAATGTTCCAGCACAACCAGGTGGTTCTGGTGGTGGAATGGGTACTTGGCCTTCTCCTGCTGGTCCAGCAGGTAGTGGTAATAGTCCTCCAACAAGTCCTTCTCAAGGAAATCCTGGAGCAGCTTCTGGAGTTGGAGCTGGTGGTGGTGGTGGAGCAACTTCTGCGGGTAGTGGAGGTGGTGGACCTACTGGTGGAGCTGGTGGTGCAGGTGCTACAACAAGTATTACAGGAAGCCCTGTAGCATATGCAGGTGGTGGTGGTGGAGCCGCATGGACTGGAACTGGTGGTAGTGGTGGAGCTGGTGGTGGTGGAAGAGGTAGTGGATCAGGTGGACCAAACCTAGCAGGTACAACTAATAAAGGTGGTGGAGCAGGTGGTTTTGGATCAGATGGTGGTAGTATTCCAGGACCAACATCTATAGGTGGATCAGGAGTTGTTATTATAAGATATCAATTTCAATAATTGACAATCTCATAAAAATTATTTACTTTTGTTTTAAATTTATATATTTAAGAATAGAAAGTAATATATGAACCTAACAAATTATTATTGGTATTTTCAATCAGCAATACCTCACAGAATCTGTGATGATATCTCTAAATACGGAAAACAACTTCAAGAACAAATGGCAGTCACTGGTGGTTATGGTGATTCTAAAAAATTAAATAAAAAACAAGTTATAGATTTAAAAAAGAAAAGAGATTCAGATATTGTTTGGATGAATGATAGATGGGTATATAAAGAAATACAACCTTACATACATCAAGCAAACGCATCAGCGGGTTGGAATTTTAATTGGGATT